TTTCTGGTGCTGGCGTGGTTGACATCGCTGACGGCACAACCGTAAGCGCAACAGACACCGACTAATCATCGGCTTGTCTGAAGGCGGGCCAGCTTTCGGGGGTTCTCGGGGGCTGGCCCTTCTCACTTTGAGGGGTTCACATGGCTGCAGGCGATACCGGAATTTCAATCTGCTCAGACGCTTTGATCATGCTGGGGTCGAAGGCGATCTCATCATTCAATGACGGCACTGACGAGTCAAGCACTTGTGACCGACTCTACCCAGACATCAGAGACTCTGCGTTGGTCATGTACCCGTGGAGTTTTGCTACAAAGAAAATCAAGCTCGCACGCTTGGTGACCACACCGACAAGCGTGTGGAGATACGAATACCAGCTCCCAGGCGACAAGCTCAACAACCCACGCGCTGTGTATGCGTCGGCCAATGTTGGTGAGCACCCGCACAAAGACTGGGACATTCAAGGCGACCGACTGCTGACAAATCTGCAAGAGGTCTACATTGATTACCAATTCAGCGTTGGCGAGTATGCGATGCCGCAATACTTTGTGCAGCTGCTGAAGTACATGATGGCCTGGCACTTGGCCATGCCGATCACAGAGCAGGCTGATCGTGCTCAATACTGGCAGCGCGTTGCTGTTGGTGACCTTGCAGAAAATGGCCGTGGTGGATATTTCCGCACAGCCATGCAGATCGACGGCCAAAGCCGACCAAACAATGTGCTTGAAGATCACAGCCTTGTTGCAGTGAGGAACTGATGCCACGCTTTGTTGACATCCAAACAAACTTCAGCACGGGCGAGCTGGACCCATTGCTGCGCTCGCGTGTTGACCTGGCGCAGTACAACAACGCTTTGGCCAAGGCCACCAATGTGGTGATCCAGCCACAGGGTGGCATGCGTCGTCGCCCTGGCACAAAGTACATGGCAGAGCTGCCAAACAGCAGCACAGCAAGCGCAGCCAACGGTGTGCGCCTTGTACCGTTTGAGTTCTCTGTTGACGACAGCTACATGCTGTGCTTCACGCACAACCGCATGTATGTGTTCAAAGACGGCGCGCAAGTGACCAACATCAACGGTGGTGGCACTGCGTATCTGACAACCACCATCACCGGTGCAATGCTCAGTCAGCTGTGCTGGACCCAGTCTGCAGACACCATGATCTTGGTGCATGAAGACTTGCAGCCACAGCGCCTGGTGCGCGGTGCTAGCGACAGCAGCTGGACAATCAGCAGCATCACATTTGACAGCATTCCAAAATATGCGTTTGAGCTTGACACGCACATTCATGTTGGAAGTAAATTGTCTGTCAGCGCAGTATCTGGCAATGTTGAGTTAACAGCAACAAACACCAACCACCAAAGCGGAACTGCTCAAGCTGGAAGCTCAAACACAATCACATTAAAGTCTGCTTCAAGTTCTACAGATGACCTTTATGTTGGAATGTTCATCGAGATCACATCTGGCACAGGTGTTGGACAGACGCGATTGTGCGAGGACTACAATGGCACAACAAAGGTTCTTGAAGTTCATCCTGCTTGGACTACTGCGCCAGACAACACAAGCCAATATGACATTGCTTCTTTCAAGGCTGCTGCTGTCAATCAGTACATCAATGCTCAACCGCAAGGTCGCGCTCGCATTGTCGAGGTATTGAGCGACACAAAAGTGAGAGCTGTTACCGAGTACCCATTCTTCTCGACCAGCGACATTGACCCAGGCAAATGGGAAGTTGAACATGGCTACGAGGATGTCTGGAGCAGCACCAAGGGTTGGCCACGCACCGTGACATTCCACGAAGGCCGGCTGTACTTCGGTGGCAGCAAGTCGCGCCCATCCACAATTTGGGGCAGCAAGATCGGCATCTTCTACGACTTCGTGCCAACGCAAGCGCTTGATGACGACGCTGTTGAGGCGACGCTTGACACATCGCAGCTCAATGTCATTGTTGACATGATCAGTGGCCGCGACTTGCAGGTGTTCACAACCGGTGGTGAGTTTTTCGTGCCGCAGTCTGGCACTGACCCGATCACCCCGCTGACGCTGACATTCAAGGCTGTGTCGCGCAATGGCACAAAGCCTGGCATTCGCGTGCAGTCGCTTGAGTCCGGCTCGGTGTATGTGCAGCGCCAGGGCAAGTCAGTCAATGAGTTCTTGTTTTCTGACAGTCAGCTGACCTATGTGACACAACGCATCTCGCTGCTGTCTGGCCACCTGCTCAAGACGCCAAGCCGCATCGCGCTGCGTCGCGGCACAAGCACCGACGAGGGTGACTTACTGATGATGACCAATGCCGATGACGGCACAATGGCTGTCTTCAGCATCATGCGCTCACAGCAGATCACAGCGCCATCTGAGTTCATCACTGACGGTGAGTTCAAAGATGTGGCCATTGATGTCACCGACATTTACACCGTGGTCAAGCGCACATTCAACGGCACTGCGCGCTACTTTGTTGAGCTGTTTGGGTACAGCTATTTCACAGACTGCGCGTTTGTTGGCGGCGCTGCTGCCAGCAAGTCAAGCCTGCCACATGAAGCCAAAGCGCTCAATGTGATTTGCGATGGTGTGCCACAGAGCAATGAGACTGTGAGCAGTGGGTCGGTGACATTTGACCGCGCCAGCTCAACCAGTTATGAGGTGGGTCTGCCATTCACTGTGTATGCCAAGACAATGCCGGTCGAGATCAAGCTGCAGACTGGCACGCGCCTGGCATTCAAGAAGCGCATCACTGAGATCAACGCTGTGGTGGATGACACCCAGCACTTGAGCTTGAACAACAACCCAGTGCCATTCCGCACTTTTGACAACCCGCTGCTTGATGACCCTGAACCAGAGTTCACCGGCATCAAGCGTGTGAACGGTGTGCTGGGTTATTCGCGTGAGGCTGCGGTTGAGGTGTCGCAGTCGCTGCCTTTGAAGATGACGCTGCTTGGCCTTGAGTACAAGGTCGCTGTGTCTGGGGGTACATGATGGCTGATGAATTTTTGATAAGCGAACCAAAAAGCGACTCGACCTTTGACTGGACGGGTCTTGCTGAGACTGGTGGCAAGCTGTTTACTGCAGTGCAGGGTGGCATTGGCGCTGCCTCGCCCTACGCTGCGCTGTTGACAGACATGGCCAAAGCTGAGTCACAAAAGGCTGCGGCTTACTACACACAAGGCTTGTACGAGGTGCAGGCTGCTGACACGCTGCGCCTGGCGCAGATCAGAGCCGACCAAGATGAGAAGTATGCAAACATTCAGGCTGGCCGCAAGCTCAAGCAAGCCGAGATGCAGGCGGTCAACTACACCATTGCCGGCAACACTTTGCTGCGCAACATGGAGCGCGCCAACGCTGCTGTGCGAGCACGCGCTGCTGCCAACGGCGTCGTCTACAGCGAGGGGTCTGCAGCAGGCGTGCAGGCCGAGAATGTGGCCGCGACATACCGAGATGTGGGTGTGACCAATTTGAACGCTCTGACGGCCCGTTTGCTGGGTTTTGAAGATGCCTCTGCCATGGTGCTCGCAGCCAAGGAGCAGAAAGAGTTGACAATGAATGCAGCAGAAACACAAGCCAAGCAGATGCGTTTGGCTGGTGAGTTTGCTGTCAAGAGTGGTGGATTACTTGCTGGCGTTACACTGACAACAGGCGCGCTTGAATTTGCCAAGACCGTTAAAAACCCATTTTCATGAGTTGAACCATGGCAGACTTACCACTACTTCAATCCGGTCGCGTTGAGAATGTCGGCATTCCTGGCGCGGTCTTGCCACAGGTCAACGCACCGCAGGTGGACTATGTCGGCCTCAAGGCCGCAGCCAACTACCAACAGACCCTGACCCAGCAGCTCGACCGCTTGAGCAGCACGCTGTTTGGCATTGCCAAAGAGTCAGCGCAGCAGGCTGGCATGCAGTATGTGGCCGACAACCCGATCACTGACGCACAGCTGCGCGCTGCGCGTGAGGGCAACACCGAGCCGCTGAAGCTGGGTGGCACATTCAATGTGTATGACGCAGCTGTGCGCAAGGCCCGTGCGTTTGAAATCTCAAACAACTTTGAGGTCGAGGCGCGTGCAAAACTGTCAACGCTGTTGACCGCAGTTGAGCAAGGTGGCGCGACAACCGAGCAGGTGAAGAACCAGATCGGTGTGATGATGGACGGTTTCAGTCGCAGCTTGGTCAATGTGGACCCAGAGGCATCGCTGAAATTCCGCGCCACCATCTCGACCATGGGCAACACCGTGCTGGCCAAGGCAGCTGAAGAAGAGATCAAGCTGCAAAAGCGCCAGCGCCTGGTGAAGTTCGACGCAGACTTTGACAACAGTGTGCGACTGCTTGAGGCGTCAATCGCCCGTGGCTACTGGGTTGACCCACAGACACAAGCAGTGCGCTCGGTTGAAGACCTGGCCAATGTGTACCGCGATACAGTCAAAAACAGCGCGCTGTTGATGACCGACCCAGCGTTGCAAAAAACATACAGTGACAAGTTTGAAGCCGCATACAAAGCCGCACGCATTGGCGCGGTGTCGAGCTTTGTGACAAGCGCTGAGTTTGGCACTGACTTTGAGCAGGGCTTGGCCAAGCTGCGCGTCGGTGATGTTGGCAAGATGAAAGATGTCTTTG